CATTAGATCAAGCACCTTCTACTGTTCTTGTAGATGCTGTTGCTATGTTAGCATTTGGTTGCTTAGGTTTAGCATCTGTAGATAAATTCACTAATAGAAAATCAACTGATAAAACTGAAGAATAATGTATAGTGGTGGTGGTTGGATGATGATCTTTGGAGTATTGTTATCGCTTGGTTTTATAGCATTAGCTGTGTGGTACGTTAATAAAATGATTGACACACAACTTGAAGAAAAACAGTGGTTAACTAGATTTATTTCCTTATTACTCACAGCCTTCTTAGGTTTATTTATTGTTGATGTACTTGTTTCTTGGAAAGTACAATTACTAAACGACAATATGCGCAACAGTTTATTCGAATTAATTAAAAATGTAGTACTAGTAGTATTCGGTTATCAATTTAACTCAGCAAACAAAAACAAATAAAAATGAAATTACCGATATCTTTTAAAGACTTTGCAAAAGACCCAGTTAAGGGGCTTTTGTTTATTGTTGTCTTAGCTGTAGGATACCTTTACGTAGACAACAAATCAAGCTACAAAAACCAAACAGAAGAATATAAAGTTCAATATGTTGAGTGTGGTGTTAAAGTAGAAGCTTTAGAAAAAAAGCTTGATGAAAAAACAGAAAGACTAAGAAGAGCTGATAGCGTAATGGCTATTTCAGTAGCTAGATTAGAAGTGTTAAATGAAATAAATAAAATAAAATGAAAAAAATAATTTTACTAGCATTTGTATTAACAAGTTGTTCACAACCAGAAACAACATCACAAGAATCTCTAATTATAGATTCAGCAGCTGTATACTCTCCTGCTCCTGAAGATACAATTACAATATTATCTACGGACTCAGTAATGAGTAGAATGAATATACTTATTAATTCAACAGAGCATGTTGATAAAAAAGTAAAAGAAATAAAAACTATTAAGCAAGAAAACAGATCTTTAAAAAAAGAACTTATAGAAACTAAAGCTGAACTTGAAGAAGTTAAAGCTGTGTTGGCTGACACAACTAGTGAAGTAAAAAAGAAAAAAAGAACATTTTTACAAAAAGTAATATCAACACTTAAAAAAGATACAATAGAATAAATAATAAATTATGAGTTTAAAATCATTACAAACAAAAATCGGAGTTACAGCGGACGGAGCATTTGGTCCTGGAACATTAAAAGCTGCAATGGCTTATTACAAATTAACACCTTTAAGAGCAACACATTTCTTTGCCCAAACAAGCCACGAAACAGGTGAATTTAAATTATTTGCTGAAAACTTAAATTACTCAGTTGATGGATTGAAAAAAATATTCCCTAAATATTTCCCAGGAACATTAGCAGAAGGATATGCTCGCAATCCTGAAAAAATAGCTAATTTAGTTTATGGAAATAGAATGGGTAATGGAGCAGAAGCAAGTGGAGATGGATATAAATTTCGTGGACGTGGTGCTTTACAATTAACTGGTAAATCAAATTATGAAGCATTTTCTAAATACTTAAACAAACCAGAAATCATGACTAATCCAGATTTAGTAGCAAATGAATATGCTTTTGAATCAGCTATGTTTTTCTTTGATAAAAACAAATTATGGGATATCTGTGATAAAGGAGTAGACGATGCTACAATAACAGCATTAACTAAACGAATCAATGGTGGTACAAATGGTTTAGATCATCGAAAAGCCCTTACTTTAAAGTATCATGGGTACGTAAAATAAAATTAAAGAAAGGCTTGGATTACCAAGCCTTCTTTCTTATATTTAATTAAATGAAAAAATAAATCATTGGTGGGATTAAAAAACAAAACAGGTTATGAAACATATATTTAAAAGATTATTTCAAAAGTTAGCCCTTAAAGTATATCGTATGGCTAATCAAAACAAAAGTTCAATTCCTAAAAACGAATATGAAACAGAATGCGCAGCAATTTGTAAAAATCTAATTGCAAAGAAAGATACTGCATTGCTAATATATCCAATTTCAGGAAAACGATATATTAAAAGTGATGATAATCAAATATTCATTATTATTGAACCAAAACAACTTACTATAGTAAACCATCAGTACAGTTATAATATTGATATTTGGGGAAAACCATTCGAACGAATATCTAAAATATTTGATATTGAAGTAGAAAAACGTAGAGAAAAAATGGAAAATGAAATTCGATCAAATGTAAAACATTCATTAACTAACATTTATAAAAATTTAACTTATGAACAAATTTAATAACCTATTTTATACAGGATTTTTTATAGTATTAAGTCCTATTATTGTAATATTAACAATGTTTTTGATGAGTTCATATGCAAATAGAACCCCAGAACCAGAACCAGAACAACCTAAATTTTACGACACAGTAAAAGTACAAGTAAAAGAAAAAATAACTGTGTACGACACAGTAAAAGTAGAAAAAATAAAATATATTGAAAAACCAAAACCACAACTTGACAGCCTATGATTTTTTTAATAACATTAGCAATAGTAACAGTAATAGCCTTTTTTTGGGTTAGAGGAATAGATGATATGCATAAAAATTATCCTGACTATAAAGGTGAAGATTTATTTGATGAAGAAGAAAATAAAAAATAAATATATGGAAAAAAAACACGTACCGTTTGTCTCGGAAGTAGAGACATTTAATGAAGTAATGGGTAAAGGTTGGCAAAATCGAACTACTCCAACAATTGATAAAGCAGATGCTGATTTTGTAATTAATTTTATTCAAGAAGAACTTGATGAATTAAAACAAGCAGTAGAAGAAAATGATATAGTAGGAGTATTAGATGCTATATTAGATATTACTTATGTAGGATTAGGAAATGGCGCTTTGGTGTTTGGTTTAAAAGACAAAATTGAACCAGGTTATGCTGAAGTACAAGCCTCTAATTTATCTAAAGTTTGTAAAACAGAAGAAGAAGCACTTGAAACTGTACGAGTTCGTACTATTCAACAAGGTGAACGTTGTCACTTTGAAAAAGTAGGAGACAATTATATTGTGTATAGAACTAGAGATATGAAGGTGATGAAATCAGTAAACTACTTTAAACCAGACTTAAAAAAATTCTTCTAAATGTATCAAGCAATCCATTATGATTTCTCTACTTATACTTACCATCTTCGTGATGATAAGAGTGGTTGGCACGAATTTAAATTTCAACCCACTTATTATAAACGAGTAGATGAGCATGAGGAAGGAGCACAACCTGTATTAACAGGAGGGTGGGCTATACCTACTACAAAATATAATAAAGATGACACTAACTTATTAGAAAAAGATATTAATAAAGAATTAGTTGTGTTACGAGAACTTTACTATAAGTATGATGACGTAATTCCTTCATTTCATAATATTGTACATTTAGATATTGAAATAGAGATGGGAGGCGCTTTAACACCTGAATACATTAAAGCTGCTCCCATGCCTATTACTTCAATTGCTTTAATTGATATGACTACAAAAACAAAAATATGTTTTATTGTAGATAAAAGTAAAGAAATAGAAGAAACAAACCAAGATGGTAAACAAATTATTCCTTGTGGTTCTGAAAAGGAACTAATTAAACGTTTTTTAGACAAATGGGAAGAATTAGATCCAACAATTGTAGTAGGATGGAATAGTGCTTATTTTGATATTCCTTACATATATTTTAGAATTCAACAAATACTAGGTGATGAAGTATTACGTATGTCTCCTATACGAAAAGTAAATTACAGAGAATTTAATGGTGAAATACAAGTTAATATAGCTGGTGTTAACCATTTAGATTATATGTTACTTCATAAAAAGTATATTATGAAGGAAGAGCCATCATATAAATTAGGAGAAATAGGAACTAAATATGTTGGGTTGGGAAAGTTAGAATATGAAGGTAATCTAAATACATTATTTAAAAATGACAAAAATGCTTTTATAGATTATAACTTACGAGATGTTGAAATCATTGAAAAACTAGAGGAAAAATTAAAATTTATCGAGCTAACAATTATGATCTCTCATATTTGTAATATACCTTATGAAAGTATTTATTATAATACAGTAATGAATGAAGGTGCTATTCTAAAGTATTTAAAACGAGAAGGTATTGTATCACCAAACAAACCGACTACCCATAATCCGTCTTTAAAAGCAAATACTGCATCGTATGCTGGTGGTTATTTATTAGAACCAATTCCAGGTCTATATTTTGATGTAATTGATTTAGACTTTACCTCATTATACCCCTCAATTATGAAATCATTGAATTTGGGTATTGAAACATTAGTAGGTAGAATTAAAGTAGATAGTAATCCAACATATGAACAACAACATTCATTAGAAAAACTTAAATTAAGAAATCCTGATGAACAAGTAATTATTGAAAGATTAAACAAAAGTAATTATACTCTTAAATCAGCTCAAATAAAAATAGGAGATTTAATTAAATTAATAGAAAAAAACGAATACACTATATCAGCGTCAGGAGCTATATTTAGAACTGATGAAAAAAGTGTTGTAGCAACTATATTAGAAGGATGGTTTAATAAACGAGAGCACTATCGAGGATTAAAGAAAAAAGCAGGTAAAGACGAAGATTGGGCTAATTATAAATTATATGACTTATTTCAACATGCATTTAAGATTTTACAGAATGCGATGTATGGTACATTTGCAATTAGTGGATGGAGATATACTGATGGTCAATTAATTTGTAGTGCTGCTATTACTAATTCAGGACAAAGATTAACTTGTGAATCAATTGACTTTGTAAATAATAAAATAAATACTGAATTAGGAGTTGAAAAACAATATGTCTGCATTTCAGATACAGATTCAATGTATATTGTATTAGGAGATCTACTTAAACATAGATACCCAGATCTTAAACCTGAAGAAAAAAATGATAAAACACTTAAATTAGCAATCGAAATACAAGACGAAGCAAATGCTGATTTAAATCGTATAAGTAAAAACTTATTTAATATAGCATTTAACACTCATTACTTTCAATTAAAACAAGAGGTAATTTGTTCTAGTGTATTAACTACAGGTAAACGAAGATATGCAATGTATGTTACTAATAAAGAAGGTGTTGCAGTAGAAGAACTAGACATGAAAGGACTTGAATTAATGAAGTCTAACATGAATAAGTTATTTAAGAAATTTGGAGAGGATTTTATCAAAAATATATTATTTGGTAAAGAAAAATCAGAAATAGATGATGATATAGTTACATTCTATAAAGCACTAAAAACATTAGACCCAAGACAATTAGGTAAACCAACAGGAGTAAAACAAATACATAACTACCATCTACCAGCTAAAGCAGGAGATATGTTTAGTGGTTTTAAAATAAAAGCACCATACAATACTAAAGCAGCTATTCGTTACAATGATTTACTTAAATTTAAAAAATTAGATAAAAAATTTGAATCTATAATTGAAGGAGATAAAATATTTGTAATTAACTTAAAACAAAATCCCTACAATTTAGAAACAATTGGTTTACCAAACGCCCAAGTACCTCCAGCAATAGAAGAATTCGTTAAAACATATATTGATGTTGAGGAGATATTTGACTCGTTATTGGCCAATAAGTTAAAATCATTATATCTTGATCTAAAATGGGATTTTCCAGCACTTAACAAAAATGTTGGTAAATTTTTTAACTTTTCGTAATATGTATAATAAATAATAAAATACCATGAAAAAATCAGAATTACAGCAAATAATTAGAGAAGAAATACTAGAAGCAATGGCTGCTCCACCAACTCCCGCAGCAAAAACCGGATCAGTAGCAGGAGGTTCAATATCAACATTAACAGCTGCATTAAAAGGTATAGGCATCACAGACCCAAATATTACTAATATTCTTGGAAAATTAAAAAATCTTAAATATACTCCATCAATGACTGAAAAACAAATTATAACGGATGTATTTAGAAAGATGATGACTACTAATGATGATATAGCTTTATCTAAAGTTTTTAGCGCTTTAAAACAGATGGAAGCAAAATAAGTGATTAAATTAATTAATATATTAAAAGAAATATATCTTGATGAAGCCATTGTGCGTGTTCCTCAAGAAATACTTAATAAAAGTAAAGAAATTTTTAATTATATTAAATCTCATTTAGAAGATTTAAAAACTAAATCACCTAAAGATTATAACCAACCGTATATTGATTCTAAATTTAAGGATTATTTTAAATTTAAAGATCTTAAAAATCAAGATTTAGTTATTAGCATAGGATTTTATAATGATCCTAAAGATGCAGGTGCAGGAAGAATGGATACTACAGATGGTATTCTTTTAATTAATTTATCTTTATTTGATCCTAATAATTTAGAAGATTTTGAAGAGTTAATTGAACATGAATTAGTTCATGCTATGGACCCTAAAATTAAAGACATGAGTATATACAAAGGTATAGCTCATAAAGGAACAGAACCTGCTGGAAGTAATTTTGCGCGTTCTCTAGATAAATCTGCCCTAGGAAATACTAAATCAGAATTTGAAAAAAATTATGAAAAATATTTAAAATCACCTTGGGAGTTTGATGCATTTTCAGCACCACTAATTAATACTCTTAAATTTAATATAAATAAATTTCCAAATGATCCTGCCTATAGAAATTTACTAATTCAATTATTATCAGATATAAAAACTAAAAGCATTGAACAAATAGTTAATGATGATAAATATGAAAAATTACCTTGGTTCTTTAGTAAAAAAGAATGGGATACTAAAAATTGGAATGATGTTTTCAAAGCATACCAATCTGAATTATATAAAATGAAAACTTGGTCAACTAAACCAACTTTATATCAACGTTTTACAAAAAAATTAGGAACAGAATTAATTTAAGACTTGGAATACCAAGTCTTTTTTTATATATTTAAAAAATAAAAGTTATATGATACCTAAATTTGAATTACAAGCAGTTATAAATAAATATTACCTAAACGGAATGAATGAAGCCGTTAAATGGGATATTAAAGATAAAAACTTAAACATTAAGTTTACTTCACCAACAAAAGAAATGATTGGAGAAGTAACACATACTGATTTTACCTTACCTGATGCAAACATTGGTATAAGTAATACTTCTCAATTATTAAAATTAATTAGTATAGCAAATGGAGATGTATTGTTGAGTTTTGTTAGGAATGGTAAATCATTTTCTAAACTAATTATCTCAGACAATCAATTTACCGCTAATTATACTTTAGCTGATATGTTAACAATTAATAAATCAGGTGCTTATAAAGGATCTGAAGATTATAATTTAACTACATCACTAGATAAGGATATTATATTAGCAATGATAAAAGCAAAATCAGCATTAGATGAAAGTCCTACTGTGATGTTAAAACCATCTACAAATATGGATGGTGAATTTGAGTTAGAGTTAGTGTTTGGAGGCGATATAGAATACTCAAACAAAGTATCTTATTACTTAGCTAACTTTGTTAAAAACAATGTATCACATGATTTTACATTAGGATTCAACTCAGATTTACTTAAAGAGATATTAGTAGTTAATAAAGATTCTGATGAAGCAAAATTGTCTATTAATTTAGAAGGATTGATGAAATTAGAATTTAAATCAGGTAACATAAAAAGTATTTATTACATAGTTCAAAAAGATATATAATGTTTTCAATAGTTAAACAATTTATAGATTGGAACGGGAGTCTATACATTATCAAACGTTCTCTTAAAGAGGATCGTTTACCTCAAGATTTAATACAAGAATTTAAAGAATTCGTATTAGCTGATACCGTAGTAAAAAAAGACGGAATATTACATTTTATCCAAAAAATCGATGAAGCTCAAATAATTGAAGAAGAAGAAAGTGAGCTTGGTGAAGTAATTGAAAATTAATATATTTATACAAGTAAAACAAGTTATAAAAAAATAAAATCTATGTCAAAATTACAAGCTGTATTCAACAGCATCATCGTTAGACCTCAAGAAGAGGAAGAGCAAACTTATGGTTCAATCGTTGTCCCGGATTTGGGGCGTGAAAAAGGCCTTAGAGGTACTGTTGTATCTGTAGGACCTGGCTATCACTCCGCAACAGGAATATTCATCGAATCATCACTTAAAGTAGGTCAAAAAGTTATTTTACCTCCAATGGGTCCTACCAAAATAGAAAGCGATGGCGAAGAATTTTGGTCGTGCAGTGAAAATATAGTATTAGCAATTATTAACGATTAAAATTAAGTTATGAACAAAAAAGTAGAATTTGGGCCTGAAGCCCGTAAAAAGATTGTAAAGGGTATTAATAAACTAGCAGATGCAGTTACATCTACTCTAGGACCCAATGGTAGAAACGTTATATACACTGAGTATGGCGAAGTAAGATCAACAAAAGATGGTGTATCAGTTGCAAAACAGATTTCAAATTTAGAAGATCCTATTGAAAATTTAGGTGTTGAGATGATTAAACAAGCATCTATCAAAACAGCAAATAATGCAGGTGATGGTACAACAACATCAACACTCTTAGCTCAAAAAATGATTAACGAAGGTTTATCATCATTAGATAAAGGAGCAAATGCAGTAGAAATTAAACGTGGTATTGATTTAGCTATTAAAGAAGTAGTAAATTGTATGCGTAAAGAAATTGCACAAGACATCACTTCAGAAAACCAATTAGAACAAGTAGCTACCATTTCCGCAAACAACGATCCTGAAGTAGGAAAATTGATTGCAACAGCAATGGAAAAAGTAGGTCGTGAAGGAGTAGTTCATATTGAAGAATCTAAAACTGGAGAAACATATCTTGAAACAGTAGAAGGTATGCAATTCGATAGAGGATATAAGTCACATTACTTTGTTACAAATAACAATGACATGTCTTGTACTTTAGATGAACCATTTGTTTTAATCGCAGATAAAAAGTTTGGTCAAGTAAAAGATTTATTACCAATTTTAGAATATGCTTCAACAAGTGGAAAATCATTATTAATCATTGCTGAAGATATTGATGGAGAAGCTTTATCTACTCTTATTGTAAATAAAATGAGAGGAACATTAAAAGTATGTGCTGTTAAAGCTCCTGACTTTGGTGATCGTAGAAAATTATTACTAGAAGATATGGCTATCATGACTGGTGGTGTAGTATTTTCTCCAGACAAAGGAATGAAATTAGATAAATTTGATAAGTCTTGGTTTGGTAAAGCTCGTTTAGTTACTGTAACTAAAGAAGAAACAACAATTGTTGATGGTAAAGGCGAAACAAATAAAATCGAAGCTCGAATTGATGAATTACAACAACAAATTGAAAAATCAATTGTGCCATTCGAAAAAGAAAAGTTACAAGAACGTTTAGCAAAATACATTGGTGGAGTAGCTATTATTCATGTAGGTGGAAATAGTGAATTAGAAATGAAAGAAACTAAAGACCGTGTTGACGATGCTTTACATGCTACAAAAGCAGCAATTGAAGAAGGTATTGTACCAGGTGGTGGTTCTGTTTTATTATATGCTCGTGAAGCAATTACACGAACAAGAATGGAATTAGATTCTGATCTTTATATTGGTAAAGAAATTGTTTACAAAGCATGTGCTGCTCCATTTATGAAAATTTTAGCAAACGCTGGTTATTCAGAAGGTGAATGTTATGGTTTAATTAATCAAATGGGTAAAGACAATTGGACAGGATATAATTTAAAATCTGAAACATTTGTAAACATGAAAGAAGCAGGAATTATTGATCCAGCTAAAGTAACTAGAAACGCACTAGAAAATGCAGCGTCGATTGCAGGTACAGTATTATTAACTGAAGCAGCAATTATCGAAATAAAAGACGATAAAAACGAAGCACCTGAAATGGGTGGAATGCCTGGGATGTACTAATGAAAAAAGAAGTATACATATTAATCGCCCGGAGAAACCCTCCAGGCGATAAATGGTGTTTAGTAGATGATACTACAAACACTGTTCATCTATCACTAACTGAAACGTTAGAAGCGTATTATCAAACAGTAAATACACCTTACGATTTTAAGTTATCGCCTTTAAAAGGAGAACTATACATCATTACAACAGAAGATGTTGCACCACCTCCTCCCCCTCCAGTAAAAAAATTCAATATATATGGAGATCTTTAGATTTGGATTCCTAAATTATTGATTGTATATTTAAAAAAATAAAAGTTATGACAAAAAGATTACATACAATTTTAAATGAAAAATGGAGACCCGATACATTAGAAGGTTATATCTGTCGAGATGAAACTAAATTAAAATTCGAAGAATTTATTAAACAACAAGATATCCCTCACCTCCTATTCGCAGGTAAACCAGGCGCAGGTAAAACAACAATCGCTAAAATATTAGTCAAAAATATTGATTGTGATTATTTGTATATCAATGCAACTGATGAACGTTCAATTGATGTAATGAGAGATAAAGTAGGAGCATTTGCGGCTGCTGGATCATTTAAACCACTTAAAATAGTGATTTTAGATGAAGCAACTCACATCTTACAAGCAGGACAAGTTATTTTGTTAAACATGATGGAAACATATAGTTTAACTACTCGTTTTATCTTAACAGGTAACTACCCAGAACGTTTAATCGATCCACTTAGAAGTAGATGTCAGGAATTTGATTTAGCTCCTCCATCTAAGAAAGTAATTGCTCAACACATTTCAGTTATTTTAGACAAAGAAAATATCGAATATGAAATACCTGATTTAGTAACTATTGTAAATAAATATTTTCCTGATTTTAGAAAGATTATCAATAACTGTCAAAAGTATACTATAGATGGTGTTTTAAAATTAGATACAATGTCTAATACAGACGACAACTATAAAGATGCTTTATTGGCTGAATTAAATAAACCATCCGTTAAATCGTTTAATAACATTAGACAAATTATTGCTAATACTGATTTAGAAGATTTTGATGATGTGTATAAATTTTTATACGAGAAATTAAATGAGTACTCTAATGGAAATGAAGGTATAATTATATGTTACTTAGAAGAATATATGTATCATGCTACTTTTAGATTAGATAAAGAAATAAACATAATGGCTTGTATAGCTAAAATCTTAGAAACAATAAAATAAATAAATAAAAACAAAATGAAAGACTTAACTCAACCCCAAATCGACATTACATTAACTAAAGCAGTTGTTGATGAAAATGGAAAACCAATTTTATTAGCTGAAGGAACTATCTTACGTAAAGGAAGTAAATTTATCTTAGGAACAGACAAAGATCCATTAATTCCAATTCCAATAATGTATGATGTAGAAACAAAGAAAATTTTATTAGATATGATTCCTAAAGAAATAAGAGAGGAATATTCAGAAATTGGATTTACATTAGAGCAAAAGTAATGACTAAAGACAAAATATATACTGTATTTGATTTAATTAAAGGAATCATTGACACTAAACCATCATGGGACTCATTGTCTCCTGATAAACAAAAGGTGTTTAATGGATATATGGTTAATAGAATTTTATCAATGAATCCTAAATATGTTGAAGTTGTTAATTACGTTCAAGGATTAAATATTAAAGATAATAAAAAGTTGTATGAGGTGTATTGTTTTTTGATCCCAAGATCAAAGAACACTTACTCCCCATTCATCAGATCAACTACTAAAAAACTATATCCAACTGAATTACTAAAACATATATCTGAACAATTTGAATGTGCTACTTCAGAAGCTGAAGAGTATATTCAAATGGTAGATAAAGAATGGTTAGAGGAAATTTTAACTAGTAGAGGAATAGATGAAAAAGAAATTAAAAAACTAGTAAAATGATAAAAGAAGAAAAAAAATTAATTTTAGGAAATGAACTTCCATTTCCTACAGGAACCATTGCTATAACACAACCTAATCATGTAGGATGTTATAAAATAGGTGGTGAGCAAGGATTACATTTCTATTTAACAATTAAACCAAAATGGTTTCATAGAAAAATGATGAAATTATGTTTAGGATGGGAATGGGTAAATAATAAGTAAAATATAAAAATGGCAAAAGAAGAAATGTCTGTTATTGAACAGCTAGAAAAAGAATATCCTACTATCGCTCAAGGATACAAACAAATAATGAAAGAACAATATACATTGTTTGCACGTAAGCACATAGACTATGGAATGTCAAATATCGCTGCTGGTACTCAATTAGTAAACGATGAAGAAAAAGACTTTGCATTAACTGGACTTTGGTATCGCTTATCAGATAAAGTAAATAGATGGAAAAATCTTATCATTACTAAACAAACTGCTAAAAATGAAGCATTAACTGATACTTATCAAGATATTACTAACTATGGCATTATTGCTCAGTTAGTAGAAAGAGGTCTTTGGAAAAAATAGTATGGCTAAAAGTAAAATTCCATCTACAATAAAACAAATCCAAAACTACAAACCGCAGGAAATAAACTACGCATTTCAAAAAACTATTTCCTATTCTCAAATGTCAATGTATTTGCAATGCCCTAAAAAATGGGCATTACAATACAGAGATGGACATAAAGTACCTAGTTTTTCTATCAACATGACTTTTGGAACCGCAATACACGAAACATTACAAAATTATTTATCTGTAATGTATAGTGAATCAGGAGCAGCTGCTGATAAAATTAATCTATGGGAATATTTTGAAGACTGTTTTAGTGCTACATATTTAAATGGATACAAATCAAACAATAATATCCATTTTACCAACCCAAATGAAATGAGAGAATTTTTTGATGATGGAGTAGCTATATTGGATTTCATTAAAAAAAGACGAGGCGAATATTTTAGTATTAAAGGATGGCATTTAGTAGGAATCGAGATCCCCATCGTTATAGCGCCAAATAAAACACATAACAACGTTTTATTCAACGGCTTCATTGACTTAGTAATGTATCATGAAGGAACAAATAAATTCGTTATCTACGATATAAAAACAAGTACTCGTGGGTGGGGAGATAAAGAAAAGAAAGACGAAATTAAACAATTCCAAATACTACTTTATAAATCATTTTTTAGTGAACAATTTGGAGTTCCTGAAGAAAACATCGATGTTGAATTCTTTATTGTTAAACGTAAAATATGGGAAGCAAGTGAATTTCCTCAAAAACGCGTACAACAATTTACTCCTGCAAATGGTAAGACAAAAGTAAATAAAGCTAAAACATCACTCACTACATTTATTGAAAGTGTGTTTAGTATAGATGGTACTTATAAAGATGTTGAACATCAAGCACAACCAAGTAAATCAACATGTAACTATTGTCCATATAAAGATAAAAAAGAATTATGCAATAAGGCGATTCTTAAGTAATATATGTATATTTATATATAAATTAAAACATGGAAAATAAAGACATTTTAACATCAGTAAAAGTAAACCCAGAGTTATTCGATACTTTTAAGATCGAATGTGTAAAGAGAAAGTTTTCACTAAATAAGCTTGTAAATCGAGCAATTGATTTGTATCTTACAGATGAAAATTTTAGAAAACAAGTTAGTAACTACACAAAATAAACAAATAAATAAACAAACCAAAAACAAGTTATATGAATTCAAGTTTTGCTTACATTCCTCAGAATGAGAGGAAGAAAATTTTACTTATTTGCGATGATTTAAGAGTACACTCAGGTGTAGCTACTGTTGCTCGTGAAATGGTATTAAATACTGCCCAACATTTTAATTGGGTACAAGTTGCAGGTGCAATTAATCATCCTGAAAAAGGTAAACGTCTAGATTTATCTCAAGACACAAACAACAATACAGGATTAACTGATTCCTCAATAATGATCTACCCAGTAGATGGATATGGTGATCCTAATTTAATTAGACATTTGATCAAACAAGAAAAACCAGATGCTATCTTTTTAATTACTGATCCAAGATACTTTATGTGGTTGTTTCAAATTGAAAATGAAATCCGTAGAAAAGTTCCTATTGTGTATTTAAATATTTGGGATAACTATCCGGCACCAATGTATAACAGACCATTCTATGAAGCATGTGATGCGTTGTTAGGTATTTCAAAACAAACAGTTAACATTAATAAATTAGTGTTAGGTGGTAAAGCAAAGGATAAATTAATTAAATACGTACCACATGGTTTAAATCATGATATGTTTAGACCTTTAACTGATGCTGAAAAATCAAGTAAAGATTATGTTGATTTTAAAAACAATATGTTTAAAGGAAAAGAATACGATTATGTTTTATTCTTTAATTCTAGAAACATTCGTCGTAAACAAATACCTGATACTTTATTAGCATACAAATACTTCATTGATTTACTACCAGAAGAAAAAGCTAAAAAATGTGCTTTTTTACTTCACACTCAAGTAGTAGATGATAATGGAACAGATTTAGGTGCTGTATGTGATTTCCTATTTAAAGGGGAAGAAAAATATAACATTGTATTTTCTAGCTCACCATTACCTCCAGACAAAATGAATTATTTATATAACATGTCTGATACTCAAATCTTATTAACATCAAATGAAGGATGGGGATTAGCATTAACAGAAGCTATTTTAGCAGGTAAAATGATTATCGCTAACGTAACAGGTGGAATGCAAGATCAAATGCGTTTTGAAGAAGAAGATGGATCATGGATGGAATTAAGTGCTGATTTACCCTCAAACCACAATGGTACAATTGATAAACATGGTGAATGGGCTTTACCAGTATATCCTACAAATCGTTCAATGCAAGGTTCACCAGTTACTCCTTATATTTGGGATGACAGATGTACATCTGAAGATGCTGCTGAACAAATAGGAAGAGCATATCATATGTCTAAAGAAGAACGTAACTCTAGAGGATTAAAAGGTAGAGAATGGGCTTTAAGTGATGAAGCAGGTTTAACAGGAGAAAAAATGGGTCAAAGAATAATTAAAAATTTAGACACTTTATTTTCAACTTGGAAACCAAGAAAGAAATTTGAACTTATAGATACTAAAAACGTAGAAAAAAGAGAATTAAATCATAAATTAATATACTAAAATGAACAAAACAAGTTGTGTAATATATGCACCCGTAGACACTTTAAGTGGTTATGGTTCAAGATCAAGAGATACAGTTAAATCAATTATCGATTTAAAGAAAGATGAATGGGATATTAAAATTATTCCATGCGCATGGGGAAATACCCCAACAGGTTTTATTGAAGAAAATCCTGAATGGAAATTTTTAGAGGAACGTTTTATACTAACACCAAAACTACCATACCAACCAGATATTTTTATTTGGATTACTATACCTCAAGAATTCCAAAAAGTAGGAAAATACAATATCGGTATTACTGCAGGATTAGAAACAACAATTGTACCTAGTGATTGGGTTGAAGGAGTAAATAGAATGAATTTAGTATTAGTTTCATCTGAACACTCTAAAAAAGCATTTATTGATTCTAAATATCAAAGAATGAATAACCAAACGAAACAACCTGAGGGAACTATTGAAATAACTACTCCAATTGAAGTATTGTTTGAAGGAATTGATACAAACATCTACAAATACTTAGATACACCAAATAAAGAAATTGGTGATTTAAATACAATCAAAGAAGAATTCTGCTATTTATTTGTAGGACACTGGCTACCAGGAGATATAGGTGAAGATAGAAAAAATGTAGGTTTGTTAATTAAAGCATTTTTAGAAACATTTAAAAACAAAAAGAATAGACCAGCACTTATCTTAAAAACATCAATAGTAAGTCCATCTTATATGGATAGAGATGAAGTACTAAAACGCATTAATCAAATTAAAACATCGATTAATTCAACTGACTTACCAAATATCTACTTACTTAATGGTGAATTTACAGACGCTGAAATAAACGAAATATACAACCACCCAAAAATAAAAGCGATGTTCTCGTTAACTAAAGGTGAAGGTTTTGGACGTCCATTACTTGAGTTTACTCAAAGTAAAAAGCCATTAATTACAACTAATTGGAGTGGACATGTTGATTTTTTAAATCAAGAGTTTACATCATTAATAGGTGGTACATTAACTAACGTTCATCCGAGTGCTGCTAATAATATGTTGATGAAAGAATCACAATGGTTTACTCCAGATAATAGCAGAGTAGGATTTTATTTAAAAGATGTGTTTGAAAACTACAAAGACTATACGGATGGAGCTAAACGTCAAGGATTCTATTCTAAAACTAATTTTTCATTTGAAAAAATGACTGAAAGATTAGCTGAACATTTAAAACGTATTCCTGAATTTCCAAAACAAGTAGCTTTAAAACTACCAACACTTAAAAAAATAGAATTACCAAAATTAACTAAAATATAAAATGGAAGACAATTTAATAATTTGTAAGCACTGTGGATCAGATGCTTGCTACGAAGTAGAATCAGCTCCAACAGTTAAAACATATTCTTGTTTTGGATGTGGATTTACAACCAATTCATTAATGAAAGAAGGAGAAAAATTCTATGAAGAACAACTAGAAGTATTACCTGAAATCTACAAAGATGTAATATCTACAGATGTAAATGGCTTAATTTGGATGCCTACAACAGTAAACCTACCTCAAAACGGAATGGTGTTTTACAACGGTACAAACAAAGAAAATGCTAAATGGGCAGCTGTTAAAGCAATAGAAGTAACTGAAGCAGAAAAAACAAAATACCCAATTAAAGGCAAACCAGGTAAATTTTATGAATGGAGAATGGACATGACTACAATGAAATCATTTGAGCAAAATGAATTTATGGATGCTCTTTCATTTATAGGAGTCATTCCAGAATAATTTGGATTATAAAAATTAATTTTTTATATTTACAGTATGAAAATATCTTATTGTATTACTGCTTGTAATGAACATATTGAACTTGAAAAATTACTTCGTTTCTTAAAATTAAATATTCGTAAAGAAGACGAGGTAATAATTCAGTTAGATAGTGTTAACACCACAAATGAAGTACATGAAGTTTGTAATTTATTTACTGGTTTTAATCATAAAGAGGAATTAATAGATGCTATTACAAACAGTAAATGTTATCAATTTCCATTAAACAATGATTTTGCTACGTTTAAAAATGAATTATTTAAGCAAGCAACAGGAGATTATATATTCTCTATAGATGCTGATGAAATACCTCACATCGATTTAGTTAAACTTTTACCATTAATGTTAGAACAAAATCCAGAAGTGGATATGTTCTTAGTTCCTAGAGTAAATACAGTAGAAGGTCTTACACCTGAACATATTGCTAAATGGGGATGGAATGTAAGTGATAAAGGATGGGTTAATTTTCCTGATTATCAAACACGTATTTACAAAAATATTCCTGAAATTAGATGGGAAGGTAAAGTACATGAGCGAATTAAGGGTACTAAAACATTCTCCCCACTACCAGCAGAAGAGGTTTGGAGTTTATATCATCCAAAAGAAATAACAAGACAAGAAAAACAAAATAAATTTTACGAAAACATATGATAAAAACAATAGAATATAAATCAAATGTGTATCCTAAATTCCAAGAAGAAGGATATGCTGCTCAATTTGCAATCCCATTTGCTAAACATGTATGTAAAGGATTTGGTGTTGATGTAGGTTGTATGAAAGAAGACTGGGCATTCCCCGGAGCTCAAACAGTTGACCCTGATCTTAATGGATATACAGCATTAGATTTTCCATATGAAAAGTTAGACTATATATTTAGTTCACATTGTTTAGAACATGTATATGATTGGGTGGAAGTATTAGATTATTGGACTTCCAAACTTAAAAAAGGAGGTACATTATTTCTCTACCTCCCAGATTACTCACAAGCATATTGGAGACCTTGGAATAATAGAAAACACTTAAATATTTTTACATCTGAAATAATTGCTGATTACATGGAAGACAGAGGATATATTAATATTTTCAAATCAGGAGTAGATCTAAATAATGCATTTATGGTAATGGGAGAGAAAAAATGAAATATTTAATAACTGGAGGTACTGGATTTATTGGGAAATCTTTAATAGAAAGATTATCTGGTGAGACCATACTTCTAATAGGAAGAAATTGGCAAACTTCTTTAGAATTATCTAATCATATCAAAAATTTCAACCCAGATTATATAATTCATTGTGCAGCTGAAATTAAAGATCCTTCAAAAACATTTGAATCAAACATATTAATGACTAATTGGCTTTTAAATGTTACAAAGGATATTAATTATAAAGCTTTTGTTAGTTTAGGATCATCTTCTGAATATGGGGAAACTAATATACCTATGTCTGAAAAAGAATCATTAAAACCTAGAACAATGTATGAGGGGACAAAAGGAGCCAGCTCATTATTATGTCAAGGATTTGCTAGAGAATATAATAAACCTATAGCTATAGTTAGACCATTTAGTGTATATGGAATAAATGAACCTAGTAATAGATTAATACCTACTTTATTTAGAAATTTTAAAAATAATAATATATCTAAAATAAGTTTAGGGGTACATGATTTTATCCATATAGATGATTTTATTGATGGTATATTTTCAGTACTTTATTCCGAAAAAGAAATTATGTTGGGAGATATAGTTCATTTTGGGGGTGGAGTTCAATATTCAAATTTAGAAGTTTTTCATATTATAAAAAAAATATTTAATTTAAATTTGAAATATGAAAAAATAGATAATATATTTAATAAATACGATGGTTTAAATTGGGTAGCTGATATAACTTATGCTAAATCAAAATATAAATTCAATCCAAAATATAACTTAGAAACTGGTTTAAAAGAAATTTATGAAAAAAAATATAGATAAATTAAATAAAAGAATACTTGAAATAAGTATCAAACATAAATTATCTCATTTGGGAAGTTGCTTTACAGCTCTACCTATAATTTATGAAATATATAATAATAAAAAATCTGAAGATAAATTTATATTATCAAGTGGACATGCTGGATTAGCTTTATATGTCGTATTAGAACATTTTCATGGGGTTGATGCTGAATATTTATTAGAAACTCATGGAATTCATCCTGAACGTGATTTGGGAAATTTTATTGAAGTATCAACAGGTAGTTTAGGATTAGGTATTACTATAGCAACAGGAATAGCATTAGCTAATCCAAAAATTAAAGTATATTGTTTAATATCTGATGGAGAATGTGCAGAAGGGAGTATTTGGGAAGCGTTAAGATTTATAGATGAAAATGATATTTCAAATATTGAAATACATGCCAATATAAATGGTTGGGCTGCTTACAAACCAGTAAATGTTGAAAAATTATCTCAAAGATTAAAATCATTTTTACTAAAAATTAATATTCATTATACTAATGTTAATGAAATTTTTGAAACTCAAACCCCATTAGCCGCTCATTATGAAGTAGCTAACCTTAATACTATAATTAAATAATATGGAAACAAAACAATTAAAACTTATAAACAACGATGTTCTAAATTTAGATATATCATCTGAAGTACTTCAGAACCACTTTAATAACCCAAGATGTTGCACCGTACCAATATTAAACCAAACAAATTCAGATTACTATAAAAAATTTGTAAATGAAGATGATAAAGTAATTGTTGATTTAGGAGCAAATATAGGTTTAGTATCAATACATTTATCCTCTTATGCTGACAAAATAATTTCAGTAGAACCTACACCATCACATTTTAACATATTAAAACATTTTACAAAAGATTTTAAAAATATAGAATGTGTACAAGGAGCCATTTCAGATAAAAATGAATTAACTAGTTTTTACATATTAGACGATACAACTGAAAATTCGCTAATGAGTGGAAAAGGGGGAATGGAAGTAATTGTTCAAACATATACATTAAAAAATATAGTAGATATGTTTGATTTAAAAGTTATTGATTTTTTAAAGATAGATATTGAGGGTTCTGAAATAAAATTTTTGAGTGAAGAAAATATCAAAACTTTAGGAGAATATGTTAAGAAATTTTTCATAGAGTTCCATACAACTAATGGAATCCATTATAGAGAATATAGAGATAAATATAATACATTATTCTCTAGTTTAGGTTGGGAAGTTGAAAATTTAAATGAAGATTCATTATATTGTTATAGAAAATGAGAAGAACATTCGCAAAATATTTAGAAAATAAAATAGAACAAGATCCTTCTATTTTATTAATTACAGCAGATTTGGGTTATGGTATGTTTGATAGCATTAAAACCAACCACCCTAATAATTTTATCAACTGTGGGGCTTCAGAACAACTAATGATTGGATTATGTGTTGGAGCTGCTTATGAAGGAAAAAAACCTATAGCATATTCTATTACTCCATTTTTGATATATAGACCATTTGAATTAATTAGAAACTATGTTAATAAAGAACAACTTAACATAAAACTAATTGGATCCGGAAGAGATAAAGATTATTCTCATGATGGTTTTAGTCATTGGGCTGAGGAAGATGAAGATGTGATGTTAAATTCTTTTAAAAATATTAAATCATACTGGCCTGAAATGGATAATATTAATCAAATATTAGATGAAGTATTTAATTGTACTGAACCTTGTTATTTAAACTTAAAACGATAAATTATGGGAAATCCTTTAAATAAAATTAATTTAAAACAATTATGTGATTTCTATAGTATAGAAACATATGTAGAAACAGGTACAGGAGAGGGTAATAGTCTACAAGTAGCACTAAATATCAACTCATTAAACAATATATATACAGTTGATATAGACCCTGATATGTTAATCCAAGCCTCTAATCGATTAGGATGTATGGATAGAGTTACCTATAGTTGTAACAATTCATTTGATTTTTTAAATAAAATATTACAAAATGAGTTAATAGATAAAGATAATGTTTTGTTTTTCTTAGATGCACATTTTCCTTTTGCTGATTTTAAAAAGATGACCTATCAAGAATCAATTGACTTTTATAAGAATCAAGCCATACCTCTAAAAGATGAACTTGAATTAATAATGAAATATAGATCAAACTTCAATGATGTTATTATATTAGATGATTTAAGAATTTATAAGGATGGTCCATATGAGGGGGGTAATTGGGAAGATCGGTTACTCTATAAATTAGGAGATGAGAGTTTTATATACCAATTTTTTCCTGATAGGACTATAACTGAGTATTATACAGAACAAGGTTTTATTTTAATTACACCGTAAATTTTATTACATATGAAAGATATAGTTATTTGCACTCATGTTTCCGATCATTTATATGATAGTATTGGAGCTCATAAATTAGTAAAATCCATCCAATTTTTCCACCCTGAATTAGATTTAATAGTATTTGGAGATGAAACCTTAAATAAAATTATGGATGAGGATCCAAGAATTAATTGGAATAATATTCACCCAATAGTATCCTATATGTTAACTGATCATTATAAAACAATTATTCATATGGATGCTGATTCTATGTTAGTTGATAGGATTGATGAATTATTAGAAAATGTTTCAAAGTATGATGTTATTGGTGTTAGAAATACTAATGATTATCATAAAGCAGGGAAAGATAATCCAATAAGTTGTAAAGATGTTCATTATACTAAATATATAAATGCTGGATTAGTAGCTGTATCTAATAAAGAATTTTATGAAGATTGGATTAACCTAAATTTTGAATTATCAGACCATCTACCTTTTGGAGAAAATGATACATTAAATATGTTATTCCACTCAGAAAAATATAATTCACATATAATAGATGATTTTGGTACTGATTTATATTACGGTTTATCAAATGTTTGGGGTGAGACAAACCATTGGGACTCATGGAAACAAATATATGTTGAAAATGGTAAATTAAAACTAAATAATAAAACAGTAAAAGTATTACATCAAGCTGGAGGTACAATGCCTATTAAATTAGATTTTAATCAATTTAATGATGATGTTAAACCCTACCTAGAAAAAATTTGTTCATGAAAGTAATAATTAATCAACCTTTTGGTATTGGAGATATATTATTCCTTCAACCATTAGTTTCTCGTTTAGATATTGAGGAAGCCATATGGCCTATAGTAGATCATTATTATTGGATAAAAGAATATATTAAAATAGATAATCTCACATTCATAAAACAATCAGAATATAAAATAACAGATTATACAAATTATACTGAGGTTCCTTTCCAACATGCTCATTCAATCATTCCTCAAGCAGAAGATTGTATGCAAGCTAAATACAATATGTTAAATGTAGATCCTGAATTATGGAGGACATTATCATTTAATAGAAATCAAGAAAAAGAAAATAAATTAAAACAACATCTAAATATATCTTCAACGGATAAATTTATATTTATTAATAATAATTTCGCTGGACCTGAGTATAATTATAAAGTAGATATTAAATTACAAACAAATTTAAAAATTGTCTATCAAGAATATATTAGTGGTTTTACATTATTAGACTGGTGTGGTGTTTTGGAACAAGCAGAAGAAATACATACTGTTTCTACAGCCTTATTTTTTGTAATTGAGACTTTGAATTTAGAAAATACTCAATTACATTTATATCCTAGAAAACCACTAGATAAAGATTTATCACCAATTAAAACATTAATTAACCCAAAATGGATATGTCATGAGTAAAATAAAAGTATATTTAAGACACTATAATAAAGCTAATCTAAGAAAACAAGAAGTGAGACCTAATTGGTTTTCTTATGAAAGGTGTTATCGTTCAATAAAGAATGCGGATGTTGATTTAACAATATTACTTGATGGTAATAAAGTGGATCACCATTTTAAATTTGATGATGAAGATAATATAATAGAATATACAGGTGGAAGTGACGCTGCTAGTTTTAAATTTTGTCTTGAAACAATTAAAAATTCAAATTTACAAAATGATGATATAATATATATAGTTGAAGATGATTATATGCACATTCCTAACTGGGAATTAATATTAAAAGAGGCTTTTGATAATTTTAGTGTAGATTATGTTACGTTATATGATCACCCTGATAAGTATTTTTTAGCAATGTATGAACAATTACAATCAAAAATTTTACATACCCCATCTATCCATTGGAGAACTACTCCATCAACTTGTAACACATATGCTGGTAAATGGAGTACTTTTAAAAAACATTGGGATATTCATATGAAATATTGTAGTCCCGAACACACTCACGATGGTTATGATCACACTAAATTTATTAATTTATGGGAGCAAGGATCTAATTTAATTTCCTCTATACCTGGTTATTCAACACATTGTGAAGTACCATTTTTGTCACCATTAACGGATTGGAATAAAATATGATATCAGTAATAATACCCACTTATAAATCCCCAGATGCCTTAGACTTATGTCTTAAATCAGCAATCGAAGGACAGCAAGATAGAAAAAACCAAATTATAGTAGTTGTAGATGGTTTTTACGATATCAATAAAGAAGTACTCGAAAAATATGCTAAATCAATTGATATACTGGATTTAAAAGAAAATGTAGGACTATGTAGAGGTACTAATTTAGGCGTTTATAATGCAAAGTATGATTTAGTTTTAATAGTAAATGATGATAATGTATTTCCACGAAACTGGGATCTATCATTACTAGAATCTTATCAACCAAACTCAGTAGTATCTCCAAATCAAATAGAACCTACACCTAGTATGTTTCCTCAATTTATAATTGAGAATTTAGGAAGAGATCCTAAAACATTTGATTTAGAGAAATTTTGGATGTTTGATTACCATGTTACCTCAGGATATAAAGTAGACGAAACTGGTTCTACACTACCCATTTTTATGTCTAAAATAGATTACTTAAAAGTAGGTGGTTGGGATGAAAATTATGAGCAAGGAATGGTTGCGGATTGGGATTTCTTTCTTAAATGCCAATTATCAGGAATGAAGATGCTTAGAACATACGAATGTCACCTTTATCACTTTGCTTCTATATCTGTAAATGGAGAAAAAAGAAGACAAGCTGAAATGAATGGACATGAATACGCTAAGTACAAATGGGGTTCTTATATAAAACATAATCCTTTAGATAACTCAAAATATCTTTAAATTAGGATTCTAGAACTCTCTTTCATATATTTATCAAAAATTAAAAATCATGCCAGAATACAAACCTTACTACTACTACGCTAAAAACGACCCAAACAAGGAAGCGATCGACAAAATTCTAGCATTTGACTTTGAAAGCGCATTAACGCATTTTGCAAATCGAAAACAAATGAAGGAACATTTATTTTTAACATTATTTGAAATAATAAATTCTTATGAAACTAAATCTAAGTAACTTTGGTAAAAAGTTAAAATTAAACAAACGCTCCAAAAAAGAAGTAACCATTTCTGAAGAGGAATTATTTGTCGAAACTATAGAAATAATATATAAATGTTGGGATAGATCAAATAAACTATACGATATGTTTAAAATTAGTTTTTTAGAATATGAAGAAGAATATTTTCGTATTATGGAGAATTTAATCTTATTAAAGTATGGTCCATGGAAATCTGAAATTATATTATGGTATATATTTGGAAGAGTAGATATGGATGGAAACATGCAATCATTAGCAGTACAAAATAATGATAAAGAACCACAAAATATTATTTTAAGTACACCCCAAGAACTTTGGGATTTTTTAAAAAAATTAGAAGAAGAAAAAAACAAATAAAAGTTATGAAAAAATGTATCATATGTGGTGAAGAAATTCACCCAAAACGATTAGAGATTTTACCAAGCGCTACTAGATGTGTTGCTTGTTCTAACACAAAACAAAAAGCAGGAATTACAGTTACAAAAGGAACAGGTGATCATACTTACAATGAAACAATAATCATGGATCATGATGAATATGTTAAATTTCAAGAAATAGAACGTTTAAAAAATGGTAAACGAGTAGATGAAATTACTCATCCAGACGAATTTGAAGAAGAAGAAGAAGTAGAAAATGACGAAGTAGATCCAACTGAATTAGCATAGTATGCCTAAACCTAAACCACTTACTAAGGAGCAAATACTGTTAGCTATGCATAACACTAAGTCTAACAGGGCAGCTGCTAGATTTATGAATTGCTCTTATAGTCATTATAAAATGTGGGCTAAACGATATAATGAATTTGAAGGTGGTAGAACATTATTTGATATACATTTAAATCCTAAAGGATTAGGTATTGCTAAATGGGGGAAAAATCCAAAGAAAAATAGTAAGTTTAAAACAATAGACATCATTGAGGGAAGAATATCCCACACTCATTTTAAACCTGAGGAAATCAAGAAGAGGATGATTGAGGAGAATTTCTTAAAAGAGGAATGTGCTATATGTGGATTTAGTGAACGACGAGTTAGTGACTATAAGGTGCCCATAATATTAAATTTTAAGGATAACAACCCAGCTCATTATAACTTAGGTAACATTAGATTTTTATGTTATAATTGCTTTTTCTTAAATCACGGCGATATATTTAATAAACAAGACTTACATCAGTTAGAAACACATACACCAACAAATGGAACTACTGACGCAATTGAATTTGAATTAGATGACTTTCAAAAACAACAATTAGAAAAATTAGGATTATATCAACCACCTACACCTGAAAATGACGGCTCTGAATTTATTTCAAGATTGTAGAATATTTATAATTGATGAAAAACAAGAAGCACAATAAACTAGTTAAAGACTATGAGGGTCAAAAAGCTCAACACCTAGAAAGATTAGCCACTCAAATGTTGAAAAACGATGAAAAAATGCAACTATTAAAAGAGAAGAAGATAAATCCAAACTTCCTTAAATTATTTTAATTATGAAACCTAAAGAATTTAAAGTTAACACACTTGAGGAATTTCAAGACATGGTTAACAAAAAACATTTCAGTATATCAGAAGCGATTGTTAGTGCCATTTTAAGCAACAAAAAAACGCGAAAGAAAAATGTACACGTGCTTTCTGTAAAGTGCGTTGAAGAAAATGTTATATTTGATATAACGTTAGAACGAGCTAATTTTGTTGATACTTTGAAGGAAAATTTAAAATACTTTGAAGAACGCGAATTATATGAAGAATGTGCAAAAATTAATATTGGTATTCAAACTTTAGTTGACAATTAATAAATTAATATATGTATTGTAAAATATAAATAATTTATTAAGATAATGGCAAAGGCAAAAGAAACATCATCACGTGGAGTTATAAAAAAGGCAAGAATAAAACGCCCCGGAGTTCATAGTAAGAAAAAAAATAGCGTACATAAAACAGGTAAACATTACGCTAAAGCGTACACAGGTCAAGGAAGATAAAACATGAAACACTCAGAATTAAAACAAATCATCAAAGAAGAAATTAGTAAGGTTTTAAAAGAAGCCACTAATACCTTTGCAGCTGCTGCATTAGAACTAGTTAATATTGCAGAACCAATGGTTAAAGGTGGTGGATATGTTGATGATATGAGACCTGAAAGAAGAAAGTCTGCAAACATTAAAACAGCAGATCAATTATCTGACTTCTACTACAACATAAAAGAGATGTTGGCTGGATCAGCAGACTTAAAAAGCAATAAGATGTTTGTGATGAAGGCTAAAGAGATAATAGTTGATAAATATAAATTATCCATTACAGACGAAAATGGATTTCCAATGAAGTTTAAATAATATGAAAAAATCCGAACTACATTCTCTAATTAAAGAAGAGATTCAAAAAGTATTAAAAGAGGAGTCTATCGTTGATAAGATTAAACATCTATTCCAAAGAACACCAGCAGAAGTTAAATTATTAAATAAATTAGATGTGTTTGATTTGATAACTCCAGGTGATGAAAAGTTTAACATTGTCATAAAGGCAGCTAAACAATTAGGAATGAATATTGACAAAGCTAAGGCTTTTAAACTAATACAAAAAAAGCTATCAATGGAGATAGAAGATCTAGAAAACGAAATTTAACCATGAAAAAATCAGAATTAAAACAAATTATCAAAGAAGAAATTAGTAAGGTATTAAAAGAACAACAATCAAATATTGAGTTAATAGGGCCAAATATTGACGAATTGTTAGATGCTATTACTTTTATTAATACTGGTGTTAGAACTAACAAAGGCTTACGACCCCACTCATTTGGAAAAAACACACTTAAAGCATTGGATAGCGATGGCCATTCAATAGGTGGTGGAAAGTTTTCAATTGGTATTGAACCTAAAACATCTGATAAAAGTCTATATATTAGACAAGTTAATGATTTATTAGATGATCATGGATTTGAGTGTAAATTATATATGACTAAATAAACATGAAAAAATCAGAATTAAAACAAATCATAAAAGAAGAAATACGCAAAGTATTAAACGAAAACGAACCACCTAAACCAGTAGCGTACAGTAATGGATTTAACCTTTATGATAATAAAGAGGACTTTGAAAAAGCTCTTGATTATTATTGGGGTAAAGACAAAAAAGATTGGGAATTAGTTGATTATAATGAAAAGTATGGTGGTGGTGAAATTGGTGATGATATATCGTATATTATAGGTAAATTTGTTATAGGAAGGTGGAATGCTGAACGTGAACATCCAGGAGGAGTTAATACAAATACTGACTCTAGTGAGCAAGATTTAGTATATCCAAAACATTCTAGAAAAGACTAAACATGAAAAAATCGCAACTCCAACAAATTATTCGCGAAGAAATTCAAATCGTATTGAAGGAAAACACATCCAACTATATGTTTTTCCAAAACCTCAAAACCATTAAAGATGCAGTTGACGCAATGCTTCAAATGGATCCAATGATGGTAGATCAAATTCTATCAAATGGACATGACTGGGCAAACGACCACATCACAACATCAAAAGACGATGTTGAAGAAGTATATAATTTTTTAAAGAATTACAATTCTCAATTAGACGAGAAAGCACTTTCCCCTAAACAAAAGAAAATAGCATCAGCTGCGCCACCTGCAGATAAAATAACAGGTGCCGATTTTGTGGCTTTACGTAAAAAATAATTAAAGGGCTTGGATTACCAGGCCCTCTTTCGTATATTTATATCAACCAAGAAAAATAAAAGTTATGAAAGTAGTTACAGACAACGCAGTATTCCCACCACGTAAACATTTCGTGGAGGTTGATTTAAAATTTACCACATTCGTTCCAAAGTGTCGTGTTTTACCGGCAAATTATTTTGAAGAACCAAACACCTATTTTACATTAAAAGCTAGATACGAACCCGGTGAAAATAAATATTTTCCTAATGGTGGATTCGAAGTAGTGCATTCCGAAGGTGGAACATATAATTATTACTTAGATGAAGTAATTGTCCATCCATTTGAGTTAAATATGCGTAAATTTTTCACTAAGTCAGAAAATGTAGTTAAAGAAAAAATATCTACTGGAACACCAGGCAAACGTGGTCGTCCTAAAAAAGATGGCGAATTAAAAACGAAAGCAGTGTATGTACCAACTGGTGGTTCAAGAGGCCGCAAACCAATGGATCCGGCATTGAAAGCTATTAAAGACGCAGAAAAAGCAGAACGTGCTAAGAATAGTAATGGAAGACGCGGACGTCCTAAAAAATCATAATATGTATTATTAAATGAACGACGAATACCAAACTCAGCAATACTGGAACAACTATATGAAAAAATCAGAACTAAAGCAAATCATTAAGGAAGAAATACGAAAAGTATTAAATGAAAATCTTAACTACTTTAAACCTTATGGTAAAGAATACGAAGAGGTATATGAAGATTTAAATTTTGATGATCAAGATAACTTAGAATTAGTATTTATATATTTTAGAGGTTTAAAAAATGAAAAAAAAGCACGTTTTATCCCTCAAATACAATCACCTAGAAACAATACAGACACAGATAGAGAAAATTACAATATGTCTCATACTCTTGATTATGTTGATGTAGAAACTGGTGATGTTTTTTCTATAGTTGTATTAGATGAAGATTGGTTTGAAAGCATCCCGAACATCTACCCAGCAGATTCAACATCTCTTGAAATGATGAAAAGAGAAAATTTAGTATAAAAAATATGAAAAAATCAGAACTAAAACAAATAATCCGTGAAGAGGTTAGAAAAGCATTAAACGAATCTGATTACGATCAAGCAATGCAAAATCTAGCTAAACAAGCAGATATTAATTTATCTGAACCAGCTGGTAGGAATAAATTTCGTGCTCCAAAAGAACAAGAATACGAAGTAGGATATTGGGAATACACCAATTATGGTCCAGAAGGTATGACAATTGAAGTGATGGCTACTTCAGAGAAAGAAGCTATAGAAAAAGCTGAAGGTAAAACACGTGGTAAACGTGGTAGCTATAAAGTAATAGCTATAGATGGAGTTAAAAAATAAGGAGTTTGGGTTACCAGGCCATTTAACGTATATTTAAATATAATAAAAAAATAAAAGTTATGAAAATATTAAAAAGAATGTTTGTAGGCATAATGTGGTTAACATATTTAATCTTGGTTGTGTTTCAATTCTTATGGTGGTTTATACCATTATTATTTGGAGTAAGCCACGAGGTGGTTATTGATAATTACTTTGATTTTATCACAGATTATTCAGATGGGTTGTTTGAGGATTAATCTTTTACTGTTTCGTATCGCTCAAAGTCTAAAGGAATAGTTAATTTAAAAAATAAAATTATGAAAATATTAGGTGGGTTATTTAGATTATTAGAAGGTTTTATTCTATTTTATTTATTGTTTGCATTTATTAAGTGGTACATAACAGGACATTTCGGAAAATATGCTGTTTTATTTTGGGCATTTACAATATCATGTTTTATTTGTTACCCAATAGTAAAACAACATCACGAAGCAAAATATGCATCGGATCATAGATCAGGACAAGAAATTTGGAATGAAAATATGAAGAATTATGATCCAGTAAGAGGTTATTAATTAAATAAAGGTTATGGAAAAAATAGAAAGACGTGGTAGACCCACAATCGCTTCAACTGATATAGATCAGCAACCACGAAAATTTACTCGTGAATATACTAATTTTATAGGTATTAAATCAGTATGGAAATATGATTTAGATGCTTATTCAAGCGGTCCAATTAGTGTGGAAAATTTCTACCCAAATGGATTTGTTGCTGATGTAGAAAAAGAAGCAAAATTACCCAAAACACAAAGAAAATATATCAACCCAGCAAACGGTAAGGAAGTATCTTACCAAAGATATCAACAAGTAATGAAAGGAAAGAAGTAATCCATGTAATGGAAATATAAAAATTAGGATTACAAAACAATAAAACGTGTATTTAAATAAAAGTTATGAAAAAGGAAGCAGGAAAGGTTACTAGTACTTGGTTACAAGCAAGAAAATTACTAAAAGAAGAACAATTTGAACAAGCAGAACAAACACTAGATCTAGGAATAGCATTAGTAGCTCATTTCACTATAGGAGGTTTAGGTGATAAAGATTTGCTTGAAGGAGTCAAAATGGAAACATGGAAAGAACGTTTTTGGATAGCAACAGAGAACTTCATTTGGCCACGTCGCCCTGATTACGAAAAAAATTGGAAATTCAGATGAAAAAAAAGAAAAACCCAAACTATATACCACCTATTCAATTTGTTGTTATTAGTGAAAAAGGACAAGTGTGGACCGGTATTAAAGGGGATGAGTTAAGATTCAGTGATGACTGGAACGAAGCAAAACCACTTAATGATGAAAAACAATTTTCCCATCTAAAAAAAATGTCGTACCTTAATCTAGAGCAAATGTTTTTATGAGTGAAAAAAGAGGAAATACCGGAAAATTAATCTACGACTTTAATGTATCAGCAAACTTAGAAGTACAAGTAGAAGACACATGGTATCGAGTTACAGCTAGAGATTTTAGATCATTTAATGGAGTAAGACGTATTTTTGAAGTACCTTATGAAGGCCCATTATACGTGTTTGCTACAAATATTAAAGTAACAGAATTAAATAAACCAGGATTAATATTTGTAGATGATATTAATCCTAATTCATTTTACAATAAAAGAGCTGGGGAAAGAGATTAGGATTACTGAATTAATTATCATATATTTAAAATATGTTTGAAGTAGGACAAAAAGTAGTTTGTATAAAAACTCATTCACAAAAAGCAGTAATAGAAGATAAAATATATACTATATTTGGATTTAAATCTTGTACTAACTGTAAAGAATTGAAAGTAGATGTTGGTGTATTAACATCAAGAGATGGATTGTGTAGTTGTGGTACTCCATATAAACAAAATGGAGTACATTGGATTTCAGCAAAATTATTTCGTCCGTTAGATGATAAATTTGCTACTTCAGTATTAGAGAATATATTAGAACAAATAAGAGAAGAACAATTAATAGAAACAATCTAAAAACAAAAACATGGGAAAAGTAAACGCAAGATTAAGAGTAGAAACACTTAAAATGTGGTTAGAAGATGTTAAAAAAGGTAAAAAACAAACAACTACCTCAAACACTCCAATCGCTCACGAACCTGTCAAATTCAGAAAATACAATGGGCGCTAATACTAAACGTCACTTCCAGTTACCTATCCCAAGTGACAGTGCTTGGGAAAGGAAAACATGGAAACATTATGCACCAATTTGGTTTAATGAAATTGTAGTTGGTATTTCCAATATTGTTAAGTGGGCTCCTACTATTTATAAAGATAGAGATTGGGATAAATACCATATCTTTGAAATGCTTAAGTTTAAATTGATTCAACAACGTAAAGAATTAGTTGAAGCAAATAGACATATGGGAGTAGAAGCTATAAATAGAGATATTACTATTTGTTTAAATTTAATTGAACGTATTTTAGATGAAACATATAACTTAGAATATCAAGATTATGTTAGAGAAAAGATATGGTGGAGTGATAATGGTGATGATACATCTACTTATAACTCAGAAATATTAGATGAAAACTTTGCTGGTTACTTTTTGAAATATCAAAATCAAACACGCCGCTTACTTAAAAAAGATCCTGAATTAGCATTAGAAGAAAATAAACAACGTCTAGCATTATATTTAAGTCATTTAAATCAAAGTCGTTGTCAAGCATTATTATTTAAAATATTAAATTATAAAATAAACACTTGGTGGGATTAATTATGGAAAAAAATTGGGGAGTAAATGATAAATTACTCAAAACATTAGAAAAACAAGTTAAAAAAATTGTAGCCGAGGAAGCTGTAGGAAATGCTATGGATGTTTTAAGTAGATGTACTGATGAAACAATTAGAGAATTTCTGCATTTTGCATTTTTAGAAAATTACAATATAGCTTGTACTTGTTTAGATTTTGCTATTGATAAAAATACAGGTAAACCAATAAAAAACTCAACATTTGGACATACTCTAAGTAAAGAAACATTAGATGAATTGTTTGAAGCACACGACCCAGAAGACTTTATAGATGAAGATGATGAAGATTGGGAAAGAGCTTCATTAGAAGATTATAAAGATGAAGAACTACTAATTGAATTAGAAGAATGGGATCATACATGTGATGATGGTTGTTGCTATAATTATGGTACTAACATATACATAAAGGGATTACTTACAGCTGTATTAAATAAATTAGGATACACAAATGTAACAGTAGAATATAAATAAAATGGAAAAAGAAAACACATGCGACCGCTGCTTTAAACCAGTATCTGAACTATCTGAATTTCCTAGTGGTTCAACTTATGAAAGTAGAAAATTAGGCAAAACATTTAGAGCAATATATGAAGGTCCTAAGATAGAAGAATACGAACAAATATTAGATGAATACACTTCAGAAGCACACCCTGGTGAAATATGGACAGACAATATAAATGAACTAGAAGCAAAATATGGACATGAAAAAGTAGATCAAGCATTTTGTTATGATCAAGCATGTAACACAGTAGGTAGTTCTTGGGAGTGTGTAAATTGTATAGAACAATAAAATGGCAAATTTAATTAGAGAAAATATTGATAGATGGTTTGAAAACAACTTAGATGTTGATAATAGAACTTTATTTATGGGTTCAATTAAATCTACTTCAGATGATTATGAATCAGGAGTAGATAACTTCATGGCAGAGTATTTCATTAAAGGAATGCATGTCCTAGAACATAAAAACAAAAATCCAATAATTATTATTATGAATAATCCTGGTGGAGATTATTTTCATGGATTAGCCATATATGATGCTATTAAATATTCTTCTTGTCATTGCACAATTAAAGTGTATGGACATGCTATGAGTATGGGTAGTGTAATTTTACAAGCAGCAGATGTTCGTATTATGATGCCTAACTCTAAATTTATGATTCATTATGGATATGATGGTAGAAATGATCATTTAAAAATAGTAGAGAAATGGGCTGATGAAGGAAAACGTTTAAGTTATGAAATGGAAAATACTTACTTAGATGTTATGTTAGAAAGAGAAGAAAAAGAAGGACACGGTTACTTAGCAAAACACCTAAGCGATATTATGACTAAACAAAGTGCATTAGGGTATCCAGTACCACCACCTAAAAATTATTTATTTAGTAAAATAGCTGTAAAGAAAAGAGAAGAAGTTAGAATTGTGCTAAAAGAGATGTTAAATTTTGATACTATCTTAAATGCAGAGGAAACAGTAGCTCTAGGATTTGCAGATGAAATATTTAAAATAAAAGACTAGGCTTATAATGTAAAATAATATATATTTAAAATATGAAAAAGAAAATATTTATATATAATAAAGAAACACTCGGATTAGAAAGACCAAAGAAAAAAATATATGTTGGTATTTTATTAACATTAGGGTTATTATTCATGTTAGGTTGGTTTACAGGTACCAATAAATATATCATTAATAAGATAAACCATACCACCGAAGTAACTGATACAATGTTGATACATGGAGAACGATTTAGTGAAGAGGCATTAATTCGTTTACTTAAAGATTGCCATATCAAATATCCACACATTGTTTTAGCTCAAGCTAAATTAGAGTCAGGTGATTTTAAATCAAAAATGTTTAGGCAGAATTTTAATTTATTTGGAATGAAATTGCCTCGACAACGTATTACTACTGCTTTAGGTGAAAAAAATGGACATGCATATTATAGAGACTGGATTGACTGTGTGCATGATTATGGAATGTATCAGAGTGCAATGATGTGTAATGTAGCTAATGAAGTTGAATACTTTACTAAATTAGATGAAAGGTATGCTGAAGATACAACATACATCAGTAAATTAAAACATATAATCGAAGTACAAAATCTTAAAGAAATATTCCAAGATTAATAGAATATTTTCAACTTTTTGCAATATTTATAATAAAATTTATAAATGGTAAAAGTATTACAGAACATATTCAGTGCAGGAACTGATGAAATCGCACAAAATTATATTATTGAATCATGGCACGTATCTCAGTCAGTAGATGCATTTACAGCAGCTGATGATTATGATATTAGTATAAGTGGTAGTTTAACGTTAGAAGGGACATTGAAAAATGGATCAGCAGGTAATACGGCAACAGGATTACATTCTCATGCCGAGGGTAATAATACTAATGCTGCTAATACTTATTCACATGCAGAAGGTGATAGTACTCAAGCAATAGGTGATGCTTCACACGCTGAAGGATATTTTACAATATCCTCAGGTTCTTATTCACATGCTGAAGGAAATAGTACACAAGCAATAGGACAAGGTTCACATGCTGAAGGAAATAATACACAAGCAATAGGTGCTTTTTCACACGCTGAAGGACGTTTAAATATAGCGTCAGGTTCTTATTCACACGCTGAAGGAAGTAGTACACAAGCAATAGGTGCTTTTTCACATGCTGAAGGATTTACTACTCAAGCCGTAGGTAATTTTTCACATGCCGAAGGAAATAATACACAAGCAATAGGTTCTTATTCACATGCTGAAGGTGGGTCTGGAGGGCCAACAAACATTTTACAAGCAATTGGAGATTATTCGCATGCTGAAGGATATGATACTCAAGCAGTAGGTAATTATTCACACGCTGAAGGAGAATTAACAGTAGCAAATAAAGAAGGAGCCCATGCTGAAGGATATAATACATTAGCTGATGGAGAATTTTCACATGCTGAAGGTAGTTATACAACTGCATCTGGTGATTTTTCACACGCTGAAGGTTCTGGATCTATATCATTTGGATTAAATTCACATGCAGAAGGATATAATACTCAAGCGATTGGAGAGACATCTCACGCTGAAGGACTTGATACAATATCTTCAGGTTCTGCTTCACACGCTGAAGGACTTGATACACAAGCAATAGGTTTTGTTTCACATGCTGAAGGACTTGATACACAAGCAATAGGACAAGGTTCACACGCAGAAGGAATTTCTACAACATCCTCAGGTTCTTATTCCCATGCTGAAGGTAGTAATACACAAGCAATAGGTGTTGCTTCACATGCTGAGGGATATATTACTCAAGCATTAGGACTTTATTCACACGCTGAAGGATATATTACACAAGCAATAGGTGATATTTCACATGCTGAAGGAATTAGTACAATATCCTCAGGTTCTTATTCCCATGCTGAAGGTAGTAATACACAAGCAATAGGTGAGACCTCACACGCTGAAGGATATTTTACAACAGCATCAGGTGATTATTCACATGCAGAAGGATATAATACTCAAGCGATTGGAGAGACATCTCACGCTGAAGGATATTTTACAACAGCATCAGGTGATTATTCCCATGCTGAGGGAAATGGAACAACATCATTAGGAATAAGTTCACATGCTGAGGGAAATGGAACAACATCATTAGGAATAAGTTCACATGCTGAAGGAACATTAACAATAGCACAAGGTAATAATTCACATGCTGAAGGTTCTGGGTCTGTATCATTTGGATTAAATTCACATGCAGAAGGAAACAATACAGTATCATCAGGAGTAGGAGCACATGCAGAAGGTGATAGTACTCAAGCAATTGGGCTTTCATCCCATTCCGAAGGGTATTATACTATAGCCTATGGTGATAATTCACATGCAGAAGGTGATAGTACTCAAGCAATAGGTGATAGTTCACACGCTGAAGGAATTGATACAATATCTTCAGGTTCTGCTTCACACGCTGAAGGACTTGATACAATATCTTCAGGTTCTGCTTCACACGCTGAAGGACTTGATACACAAGCAATTGGAGATTATTCACACGCTGAAGGAAGTAGTACACAAGCAATAGGTGAGGCATCACATGCAGAAGGTAGTATTACTCAAGCAATAGGTGTTGCTTCACATGCTGAAGGGCTTTATACACAAGCAATAGGACAAGGTTCACACGCAGAAGGAATTTCTACAACATCCTCAGGTTCTTATTCACACGCTGAAGGATATACTACACAAGCAATAGGAGATTTTTCACATGCTGAAGGATATAATACTACAGCCTCAGGTGCTTATTCACATGCTGAAGGTGAAAGTACTCAAGCCGTAGGTAATTTTTCACATGCTGAGGGATATACTACTACAGCCTCAGGTTCTCATTCACATGCTGAAGGATATACTACTCAAGCCGTAGGTAATTTTTCACACGCAGAAGGAATTAGTACAATATCCTCAGGTTCTTATTCACATGCTGAAGGAAGTAGTACACAAGCAATAGGTTCTTATTCACATGCTGAAGGAGTTAATACTCAAGCAATAGGTGATGGTTCACACGCTGAAGGAGTTAATACAATATCCTCAGGTTCTTATTCACACGCTGAAGGATACGGTACATCTACTTATGAGTCATATCAAACAGTTGTTGGAAGATGGAATGATTTTGCTTCTCTTTCAAGTGCTTATTTTTTAGTTGGAAATGGAACAAGTAATGGTTCTAGATCAAATGCATTTAGAGTAGCTTCAACAGGAGAATGTTTTTCAGGCACTACATTTACTAATGGAGGCGCCGATTACGCTGAATACTTTGAATCAGTAGATGGAACAGCTATTCCTTATGGAACAGTAGTTGAATTAGAAGATGGAAAAATTAAAGTTTGTGTTACTGCTTCAAACGCAATAGGTGTTATATCAGCAAAACCAAGTATATTAGGAAATAGTGATGAAGGAACAGGTGATGAATGGATAGGTAAATATCAAAAAGATATTTGGGGAATTAAATTAACACAAGAAATTGAATACCAAGTACCTGATGGATACGAACAAATACTAAATCATGATTATGTTTCTGGTTCTATAATTCAACCACAATATATAAATGGACCCCGTAAATATAAAACTGAAATTATGATGGGTAATGTACTTAGTCCTAACTTCAACCCAGAACTTATTTATATTCCTAGAGCACAACGTCCTGAATGGAATGTAGTTGGTTTATTAGGCCAAATCAAAGTCCTTAAAAATCAACAAATACCTAGTACTTGGATTAAGTTAAAAGATATAAGTCCAGAAATTGCTACTTATTTAGTAAAGTAACTTGGATTCCTGAGTTTTTATTCTTATATTTATGACGTTAAATAAGTTATAAATTAAAAACAAAAACAAAATGAAAACAAAATCAAAACAATTAAAACGCAAAATGAACCGTACTGCAGTATTAAGTTTTTACAATGCTCGCAAGCGTAATGGAGATGTCACACGCTTATCAGAAATGACTGGGTTATCAACATCACATATTTCAAATGTGACTGCTGGTCGTAGAAGTGTGAATATTGAGTTATCAGAAGCAATGTATTCGATTTCTCGTAGACGAGTTAAAGAAACAGCTTAATTAAATAGATTAAACTATAAGGCAGGCTGAAAGGCTTGCCTTTTTTATTTGGATTATCTAACTCTTATTTGTATATTTAAATCATGGAAAAAAGGTCAAAACAGCAATTGATTCATATCAAAAGAGTTAGTAAAGTAATAAATAATATATTATCACACATTTAAACCTACCTCACCATGAACTTAACTTTAGCATTGATTACAATTGGTCTTATTATATACTCGGCTCAATTATTTGTTTTAAATTCAGATCATAAAAAACGAGCTGAACAAGCAATGAAGGAATATAAACATCTAAAAGATGATCATTTTGAGTTGATGAGAGAAATGAGAGATATAAAAAATAAAAATATATTATTAGAATCAGTTATTAAAACAATTAAAAGTAAATAAAAATGGTAGAAGTAGTTATAGGAATAGTAGGAGTACTTATTGTCGCTGCATTGATGGACATTATTACACAACTCAAAAGAGTAAACAATCTAAAAGAAGAAGAATTAGAGTTATTAAAAAAACAACACAAGTTATGATTGAAAGATTATTAAATTTATTCAGAAAAAAAATTGTAATACCACTCACCACAAATGGTGTAAAAAATGGGACTTGGATAGAATGTTATAAAAATGATAAATATTATAAAATGCTAGTTCAAAGATATGGGTTACCTTTACCAACAACAATAGAAACAGTACCTGTAGAATAAAACGTGACTTTTAAAACAAAGTAACATATATTTAAATAATTAGGTGGTGGAATTGGTAGACACACATTAGAAAGTTCCTAGTAAAGGTTGTAAATGGTAGAGTGGCGAAAACGTATATTGATATCAATATCGAAGGTTAAACGCAAATCACTATTAAATGTGATAAAGGTGAAGGTTCGATTCCTTTCTCTACTACCTAAAATAAATAAAATAAAACAAAAAACAAAACATGATTGAATTTACATTAGGAGTAGTATCCACAGTATTATTAGCTGCATTTATTTGGAGCTTAGTTAAAATTTTTAAACAAACGAATAAAATTAAAGAGATTGAGGAATATCTTCGAGATGATAGAGAAGATTTAAATCGTCGGTTTAGTTATATAGATAGTCAAAGTGACGCTGATAGAAGAAATGTTCAAGAACAACTTAATTACTTTGAAAGAGTAATGGCTGAATTATATGTTAAAAAAGTAGAAAAACAAAAAATAAACGGATAAATAATGACATTCAAAGAATTCAAAGCAATAATCGATTTAATGGTTGATAACAGCAAACGAGTAGATGCAATATACGATTTAAAAATCGATTTACTAGAGTTTAATGACGACAATCAACAATTGGTTTGCCTGTTATGGAAACAACTATTAAATGAAGAGGGATATGATTGGTTGCAGTGGTTTTTATATGAGAAAAACTACATTCATGATGGTAAAGGTAGGAAAGAAATGAATGCACGGGACGAATCAGGAAAGGAAATATGTAGAAATTTAAAAGATACCTATACATATCTAACTAAACAGAAATACTTTAAAACAAAATAAATTTAAGGGCTTGGCTTACCAGGCCCTTTTTTGTATATTTACAGTATGAAATTAAAAACATTATATTCAAGATCAGTAAATGGTAAAACAAATGAGTTTACTATTGAAATAGAAAACAACAAATATAGAACCATTACTGGTTTTACAGATGGAGTTCGTACAACCTCTAACTGGACAGTATGTGAAGCAAAAACATATTGTACTGCTGATGAGCAAGCGCTTAAAGAAGCAACTGCTATTCATCGTAAAAAAATGGAGACGGGTTCATTTGAAAATATTGCTGATATAGATATCGAAACGTATTTTGAGCCAATGCTTGCTA